ACCACGCGGCCGGATGCCGCGGCGCACGTCGCGACGCCATGCGGCAGGCCAATGGTGTCGAGCGTCTCGACGAGCTCGTCGATCGACGTGGTCAGGCTGTCGAGCGATATCTCCGGCGAGACTGTGACGATCACAGCCACGATGGATCAGTCCTCGGTGACAATCGAGCCAGACTTGACGCGCGGGATGACGCCCGACGAGATGGCGACGGTCGGCGTGATGCTTCCCTTGTACAGGATCGATCCAGCGCCAGACGAGCTGGTGCCGATCGAGAAGTGCGTCGCGGTCTCGCTGCCGCCGGTCGCCTCGGGGAAGTCGACGTTCGCGGCGAGCGACGCGGTGTTGCCGCTGATCGTGAAGCCGGCCACCGACCTCGCGACCGCCTGGCGCGCGTAGCTCGTGTAGGCGCACTCGTTGGTCGTCTGCGAACCCGCCTCGCCAGGATCGGACGTGTGCAGCGCGATGTAGAGGCTGCCAGCCGTGCTTGACCCGCGCAGGCCGGTCGCGTCGCCGACGTTCGCGATGTTGCTGTTGTTGAACAGCAGCTCGAGCAGGCTCTGCTCGAAGGCATTGGACTTGGACATGGCAGCTCCTGTCAGGCGAGGCGCATGACCAGCGACGAGCCGCCGAACTTGGCGCCATCCTCGCTGGTCGAGATTTCGGCGAGCGCGCGGCTGAACAGCTGCTCAAACTGAGGCACGCGCGGGTCGTCCATGAGGTAGACGGCCGCCGCAGCCAGCGCGCCGTAGAGGTAGGCGTCGGGGTAGCGCGTCAGGAGCGTGCTCGTCGGCGACGCATCCGACAGCGCCGTAACGCCGGTGATGTAGGCGATCTCGACGTCGTAGTCGTCGTCGGGCGCCGGCGCGAACTTGATCTCGCTGCCGATCACCGTGTACGCCACCGGCTTGCCGTTTCCTGTCGACGGGTAGTTCGTGTCGATGCCATCGGGCGACAGGTAGTCGAGCGTCGAGACCGGAGAGGTCAGCAGCTTGACCGACCTAACCGAGCGCAGGTCGCTGGGCAGCAGGATGTAGGCGTCTCCGACCGTCATCGTCGAGGTCGCGCGCTTCTCCTGGGCGCGCGTCTCGAGCGCGCGCGACATGCGCGCCTCGGCCAGCGCGATGAACTCTGGGATGCGATCGGTCAGGTCGCTGCGCGCGAGCCAGTTGGCGACCGCGGTCTTCAGCTCGCTGTAGGTCGTGATCGCCATCAGATGGTCGCCCCGATCGTGCGGAAGTGGCGGTAGTCGCGATGGTTCACGAAGTCGCGCCAGGCCTGCGGGTTGTCACGCGGCCAGCCGAACTCCCTGACCTTCGCCCAGAAGATCGCCGCCGGGATCTCTGCGTATTTCTGCGGGCCGCCGTGGCGCATGAACGACCCCCTGCCGACGTCGTTCTGCGCGGCCTTGTTCGCGTCGACGATGGCGTCGACGTTCTGCTCGAGCGCGAAGACTGGCGTGTCGCCGTCCCATTCGAGCCAGGTGCGCGTGCCGGTGGCCGGGTCGCTCTTGATGAGCTTCCGCATGAAAGGAACTCGCTGTTTTCTTGCAGAAGAAAGAGGGCGGCGAGTTGCCCCGCCGCCCTCCGCAGTAGTCGCGCTGCTTACGCGCCGGTCAGGTCGAAGACCGCCGCGTGCGCCTTCGGCGCCAGCACCTTGAGCGACCACTCCGCGATGATCGCGAACTTGGTCGCATCGCCCGTCGGCGCCACGTCGCTGACCGTGAAGTTACGGCCCGGCAGCGTGGTGATCGAGGCGTAGTCGGTGTCGAGCAGGAACAGGCGGTCGTTGCCCATGAACCGATCGACCACGACGTTCAGCTCACCGAAGTCGGAGCGGTACAGGGAGACGGCGCCGATGTAGGCCGCGTCCTTGTTCGCCGACGTGATGATCTGGTTCGTCGCCACCGAAGCCGACGACAGGTTCGAGAACACCTGCTTGTTCGTCGGGCTCATCGCGATGATCGACGGCTTGCCGCCGTCCTCGTAGGCCGCGAGCATCGCCGCGTCGATCTGCGTGATCGCCATCGCGCGGTCCGTGCCGGACAGCGTCGGCGTGTCGGTGCCGTCGCCGGTCGGCGCGGCGGACGACGCCGCCACGCTCACGTTGGTGATCCAGGTCGACAGCGAGCCGGCCTTGCGCGGATCGGACGAGCTCTTCGCCGTGTCGACGACGAGCGCCTTCTCGATGTCGCGACGCAGCTCGAGGCCCTTGAGCGTCTTGACGTAGGCCGTCTCGCGGTCGCGGCCGGCCTTGTCCACCGCGTCGAGCGTGCCAGAGACCGAGGCAGCCTTCACGCTGATCTGGTGGTAGTTGCCGAGGCGCGTGGTCGCCGAGGGGTTGACGTAGGAGTAGTCCGCGCCCTCGTTCTGGTAGTTGCTCGAGCTCGCCGCGGCCAGCTCCTGCACCTGCCACTCGGTGTAGACGGCGCGCGCACCCTCCTTCTTCAGCGCCGAGAAGATCGGCGTGTCGGTCGGGTCGATGCGGTAGATGACGTCCGCGAGCTCTTCGCGCTCGCCGACGGCGTTGCTGGTGAGATACGTCGCCATGTTGGATTACCTCGTCATCAGGAAGTCGATCGCATCATCGATGCGGCCGGACTTCGACAACCGGGAGAGAGCCTCCCGGCGGGCTTTCGAGGATGTGTCGCTCTTGCTCTGTGGCGTACCAGGCCGCGCCATCGCTGGCGCCGGCTTGGGCGGCTGCTTGTCGGCAAGGTTCTTCGACATCAGTTCGTCGAAGAGCATCGCTTTGCGCAGCACGTTCACCGCTCGGTGGTCGTATGACTGCGCGATCTCCGCATCGGAGAAGCCAGCCCGTTTCGCCCACGTCACGATCGCCTCGCGCTCCTTCGCCGCCTTCGTCTCGTCGCGCCATTCTGGGATGGCCTCGACGAGCCGCTGCCGCTCGACCGCCAGGTGCTGCTCGAGCAGCGCTCGCTGCTCGGCCTGCTGGAGTTGAGCGAGGCGCGCCTGCTCCGCCTGGATTGCCTGCGCCCGCTCCCGTCGATCACGCCAGGCGTCCTTCTGCCTGACGTACTCAAGCGGGTCTTCGGCGTAGAGCCTGTTCCAGTCGGGCTCGGGCTGCGCCTGGTTCATTTGCGCTTCGAGCTGACGCATCGTCTCGGCGTAGCGCTGCCTCTCGGCACGGGCCGCGGCGAGTTCCGCCTCGGCCTGCTTGCGCTGCTCCGCGATCGCTTGCGTCTTGCGGGTGTAGTCGGCGGTCCGCTGGTATCCGTTCAGCAGCTCGTCGAGCGTGACCTTCTGTTCCTGGCCGTCCACGCGGACGGAGAACGTCGGTTGCTCGGGCTGCGTCGGCTGCGGTGCCGGCTCATCCGTTGCCTGCTGCTCACCGGCCGCGGCGTCCTCGAGTTCGCCGCTCGGCTGGGCAGCCGGCTGTGTGTCGTCGGTGGTGGCCGCCTCGCTCGGCTTGTCCTCCGCAGGAGGGGCGTCGCGCGACAGCAAGAGAGATGCAGCCTGATCGAGGCTGATCGGTGCACTCCCCTCGCCGGGGTTGGTGCTGGTCGACATGTGTGTGCTCGTGTGTAGTGGCGAGATCCCTTGCGGGTTGTCTCAGGTTCCCCTTTTCAGAAGACGCGGAAGCGCCGCGCCTTCAGCTCGTCGAGCTCGCGCACGGCGATCCTTCCGCCGGCGGCTACCTGCTCGATGTGCTTCTTCACCGCGCGCAGCGCGTGCTGCAGGCGGTAGATCTCCTCGCGCCTCGCGGCGTCAGACGGCGCCGTCGCCGCCCAGGCCTCGGCGTAGCCAGCGGCGAGCGCGTCGAACGTCTCGGACCACAGCGGGTCGCGCATGAGCGCGTCGGCCTTGGCGCCGCGCTCTGCCTCGAGGCGGACCTTGTCGACGCTCACCATGCGCCGCTCGGATCTTGCTCGCCGGTGCCGGCGCTGAAGCCGGCAGGAGCGCCAATGGACCCGCCTATATCGCCTGGAGCGCGGCCCTCGCCTAGCCCTCCAAACGCGCCAGCAAGCCCGCTGCCTATCGGCGCCGCGTCTACTACGGGGCCGACGTCCATGCTCCTGTCGATGCCGGCGCCATACGCCAGCTGCGCCGTCTCGGGCGTGATGCCGAGGCCGCTGGCGTTGCCAAGGCCGAGCGCGCCGAGCAGGCCGCCGCCAAACAGGCCGCCGAGCTGCTGGCCGAACGACATCGCGGGCGCGCCGTAGAAGTCGCGCATGGCCTGGTTCGCGGCGATGTTGTTCGCGGCCATGCCGAGGCCAGCCATGCCGGCACCCCAGCCGATCGGCCCGCCGAGCATCGAGGCTGCAGTCAGCCCTATGCCGACCCCGCGGCCGATCGGCGACGCGCCGAACGCATTGCCGGGGTTGCGGTCGATCGATCCCATCGGGCCGCCCGGCATGCTGCCAGGACCGCCTGCTCCGCCTTGCGGCGCGAACGCCGATGGCGGCGGCGCGAGCTCGGCAGGCGCGGGAGGCGTGATCTGCGAGAACGGCCCAGGCGTGTATGGCCGCCCAGCGGGGTACTGCACCGGCTGCATGCGAGACATCCAATCGCGCTCAAGCCGGTCGTACTCGCGCAGGTACTGGTCGAGGAACTGGCGGTTCGTCGCCGCATTCGGGGTGACCGACGGCGGCGTCGACAGAAGGCCGTAGACTGCCATCAGCTTGGCCTCGCGATGTTGGTCGAGGCGCGCGGGTTCATGTAGAGCTCGCGCTCCTTCAGCGCCATCTCGGCGGCGAGCTCGGCCTCGCGCAGCTTGATATCCGCCGCGAGCTTGGCCTGCGCCATCTTGATGTCGTTCGCCGCCTTCGCCTGGTCGGCCTGCACCTTGGCCTGCACCTTCGCCATCTCGAGCTCGGCCGGCGACGGCGGCTTCTCGCCCTGCTGCTGCGCCATCGCCTGCATGTCGATCTGCGGCGCGAAGAACTGGCCGCTGTCCTTGAACCCGGCCAGCTGCACCAGCTGCTTGAGCGTGTTGAGGTACTGGTTGGGCGACACGACCGGGTTCTGCAGGCCGAGCTGCTGCAGCAGCTGCTCCTGCTTGCCCAGCACCATCATCAACGCCTGCATGCGCTCCTGCACCTGGCCGGTGCCCAGCCCGACATTCACGCTCACGTCGTACTCGGTCTTCCAGTTCCGCGGATCCATCGGCACGAACTTGCCGCGCAGGCGGATGATCTTCGGCCGGTTCTCGTACTTGGTCGCCAGATGCAGCAGCCCCTTGAACAGCGCGCGCATGCCGGTCTCGGCGAACACGCGAGCGATCATCTCGATCTTGCCCTGCGACGCCGACATCTGCGCCTGCACCGCGATCGCGGTGGTCGACTGCAGCTTGTCCGCGTCGAGGCCCATCGATGCCCGGTTGATGCCGGTGCGCTGCTCGCGCACCGCATCGAGGTACTCGAGCATGCCGAAGGCTTGCTGCCCGATCTGCGGCACCGACAGCGGCGACACCATGCCAGGCGCCGCCGACCTGACGATCCCGCCGGGGCGGTTGGTCAGCAGGTCGTCGAGGTTCACCTGGCCGTCGACAACGACGACGCGCGAATTGTTCGAGAGGTAGAGGTTGTCGAGCAGCTGGCGCAGCACCGTCGACTTGATCAGCTGCAGATCCATCACGAGCTCGGCCAGCGAGCGGCCGACGAGCTTGTGCGGCATGAGGATCGGCGACACTACCGCGAAGGGGATGTGGTCGAACGGATCGTTCGCCGCGACCTCCATGTCCTCGCCGAAGCACACGATGCGCCGCAGCTCGGCGATGCCGTCGCCGTCATAGTCCACGCGCGCATAGCACTCGGTAACGAGCACGGTGCGCTGCGAGTCATCCGCCGGATCGTTCTTCGCGAGATCCGAGAAGCGTCGGCTGCGCTCGGCGTCGGTCTCGAGGTCGGACGTCGCGCCGGCCTTGCTCTCGACCAGGTCGCGGTCATAGCCCATCGCGATGAGGTCGGACGCCGTCATCTCGACGCGATGCGCGACAAAGCGCGCGTCCTCGAGCGAGCGCGCACGCTTGTTGGCGAAGAACTCTTCCGGCGGCACGTTGTCGACCTTGATGCAGCCGTACTTGCGACGGCGGCGCACCGTCACCTCGTGCGACACGATCTGCGGCGACACCATCACGCCGCTCATCGGATCGATGACCGCGGCCTGCAGCACCTTCTGCTCGTGCTCGACGACCTCGACCGCCTGGTCGCTCACCAGCAGCGCGAACTCGGGATCGCTCAGGCCCTCGTATTCCTCGGTCGACGTCTCGACCTTCTCGTCCCACCAGAACTTGACCACGCCCATCTTGTTGAGCAGCGCGTCCTTGAACCAGTTGTGCAGGATCGTGAAGCCGGCGTTCTCGTTGTTCAGAACCCAGTTGACGTACTCGCTCGCCTGCTCGGCCGCCTCGACGTCCTCCGGCCCGCGCGGCATGAACCGCACCGCCTCGTCGGTCGACGCGAAGATCCGCATGAGCGACGGCATGACGTACTCGATCGTGTCGGCGACCTCGGTCGACACCACCGACGAGCGGCCTTCCTGCTCGTTGCCGAACTTGGCGCCGAGGTAGTAGTCGCCAGCCTTCTGGCGCTCGTTGCCCAGCTGGTTGGTGTGGTAGTCGCGCGCGTCGTCGAACTCCGCGCGCAGGACGGACTGCAGCTCGCCGTCGTCCATCATCTCGGTGGACGCGGGAGCGGCATCGTCCTCGCCGGTCTCGATCTCGATCTGCACGCCGGGGATGTCCATCAACAACGTCCATTTCCGAGCATGGGAAAACGCCGCAGCGCCTCGTGGCGCACGGTGATCTATCTGCATGCGCCCGCGAGGGCGCACGATGTCAGGACTTGCTTGCCTCGAGATGCCGCAGGGTCTCGATGACCAGCAGCTCTTCTTCGTCTTCGATGATTTCCGGCGGCTCGCCCATCCAGTTCATCTGGATGTACTCGTCAGCGGTAGGTAGAACTCCTCGACGCAGGAGCCCATCCAGAACCGGACTGGTCCCACGAAGGGCGGCCAATTCCGCCGGAATACTGAAGGATGCGACGTCGCGCTTCATCGATGTTGATTGCGCCTCGGTCGTAAGCGTTCCAGATCGAGTCGATCACTGCCGAGTTCGCCTGCGTCTTGAACTCGGGCGTGAACAGCTCGCGCACCGGCTCCCAAGTAGCAGACTGCATCTGCCGCGGCAACAAGCCGACCTCGCTTGCGGCAAGGCGCGTCGCGTCGGCACCGAGGCCGTAGGTTCCCTGGACGCCGTCGATCGAAGACGTCGCGGCAGCCCTGTAGCCAGGAGGCTGGAAGGCCGGCGGCATGCTGGTCGCCAGGTTGTGCGTCACCGCTGGCGAAGCACCGGAGAGCGGCCGCAGTTGCATAGCCGCGACTTGATGCGTGTCGGCAGTGACATCGCCGAACCGCAGGTCGTTGGGCAGCTCGATGTTGTTGTAGAAGTTCCTGACCTTGTGGCGCGTGCCGAGCAGCGGCGAGATGATCGCCATGTCGCCGCCGCTCGCATACGCCTGCGCGGCCTTGCCGATCTCTCCCAGAGACCCCCACGCGACCTTCGACGGCGACCCGTCGGCGTTGCGCGCGAAGTCGCCGAGCAGCCCCTCCGGAGACATGACGCGGTAATGGCGCGGGTTGTGCGCCTCGTCATAGAGCCTGATCCACAGCGCGCGCTCGTCCGGCGCCTGTAGTTGCGACAGCGTCTTCCCGGCGATCCTGCGGAACAATTCCTGGTTCAGCTCAGACTGCAGGCCCGGCGCGTACCGCGCGATGTCGCGCATGTCCGGCGTCATGATCCGGCTCGACGCCGGTCCCATCACGATGTCGCCAACGCGCTCAGCCAGAGATGCGTTCTGGAACCAGTCCTTCTGCGGCGACAGGGTTGCCACTGCCGCAGACGACGACGGCGTCGGAACGCCATAACGCTGCGACAGCGCCTGCGAGAACTCGCTCGCCCCGTCATACCAATTCGGCGACCTCTGCTGCATGCTCTCGGGGGCGTTCCGATAGAGCCACTTCAGATTGTCTGCCGTCTGCCGAACGTATTGCTGCGCCGCCTCATCTGGCTCCATGAACCGAAGCCGCGCGAAACCGGGATACTGAGACAGCAGAGAGACGTTGTGGTCGAACGTCGGAGACGCCCGCATCTCCGGCAACCCGATCGACAACTGCGTCGCCACCGGATCTTCGGTCGCCTTGGCGGCAGTCGGGAACCTGGTCGACGCTCGCCGCTCGACAACCGGCCCCGCCCCCATCACCACGCCACGCCCCGCACGCACCGGCGCCAGCAGCCCGCCGGTCACGCCGGCGCCAGCCACCTCGAGGGCGTCGATCGGATCGACCTGCCTGCCTGCACGCGCAGCGTCGAGCGCGCGAACCCATGCCTGCATCGGCGACGCCAGCAGGCCAGGCAGCGCCAGCTCCTGCTCGCCGGTCGCGTCGTTGGTACGGTAGGGAAGGACGGTGGCACGCGTGTAGCCGGTATCGTCCAGCAGACCAGCCATCTACTCGCCCTCACACGATCCACGCGCCCGGCGCGTACTCGAGCTTCTTCTTCCACGTCCACGCGCCGCTCGAGCCCGTCGACAACGCGGCGCCGTTCGCCGCGAAGGTCAGGCACACGGCATCCGCGCGGTCCGGCGACTTGCCGCCGCGTTTCTTCATTTCGTCCTTCGAGTCGACCTTCAGCTTGCCGGTCGACAGGATCTTGAACCGCGGCGTGCCGAGCTCGGCCGCCAGCTCTTCGTCCTTCGGCAGCGCGCACGAGCGCGCCTCGAGCCACTCGCGCACCCTGAACCAGAGCTCGTCGCGCAGGCGCAGGTAGCGCTCGCCGACAGCCGGCGCCTCCGAGACATTCACGCCACGCACCGGCAGCCCGAGCTCGCGCAGGCGGTCAAGCACGCCACTGCCCAGGCCGATCGAGTCGACGTAGATCGCCGCCGGCCGGGTCTTGAACGTGCAGACCTGGTACTCGTTGTAGACGCGGCCCGCGGTCTCCATCAGATCCGCGCCCTGCCACGTCCGGACCTCGAGCAGCTTCTCGCCCTGGCGCTTCGCCAGCGCCGATCGGTCGTCGCCGTAGCGCGCGACGTCGAGGCCCCAAACGATCGGGGCGGTCGGCGACGGCTCGATATCCCGGTCCATCGCCGCCGCGATCAGATGCGCCGGCACGACGCTATCGTCGTCGGCGAGCGGGAACTCGCCCTCGACGCGCACCCGGTAGACGTTGCTGCCGGCGCCATAGCGTTGCGCCATCTCCGCGAGGAAGCCCGCCGAGACCTGCGTGCTGTCAGCGCAGCCGACCCGCATGGTCTTCCAGCTGGCCGACATGCGGTGGAAGGCGTCGTAGAAATAGCCCGACGTCCTGGTCGGGTTGCCGGTCATCACGGTCTTGGCGCCGGCGGTCGACATCGCGCCCTGCCCGACCTCGAAGACCAGGTCGTCGACGCCGGAGGCCTCGTCTATGACGAACAGCATGTTGGTGCTGTGGAAGCCTTGCAGCGCCTCTGGCTGCTCGCGGCGGGCCGTTCTGGCGACGGCGAACGAGTCGGGGACGCCGACGACCTCGACCTTGTCGCTCTTCACTTCCAATAAGCGCCGCAGCACCTCCGGCATGCGGCGGTGCCACTTGCCGATCTCGCTCCACAAGACGTCAGACAGCTGGTGCGCCGTGTTCGCCGTCGCCGCGATCTTCGCCGGGTGGCGCGTCATCAAGAACCAGAGCACCAGCCACGCGAGGTAGGTGGTCTTACCTACGCCGTGACCGCTGCGGATGGCGACCTTGTCGTGGTCGCGGACCGCCTCGAGCGCCTCGGCCTGCCACGCCTCGGGCGTGGCGCCGAGCGCGGTCTTCACGAACAGGACCGGGTCGTCCGACCAGGCGGCGATGAGCTGCTTGAACTCCTCGGCCGACGGGGTCGCCTGCTTCGCGATTTTCGCGGGGGGCATGGGACTCCGGTCGGGGTTGATGGCCCCCGGTGGGGGGGGTGTACTGGGTGGGCCGCCGCAGCCGCCGCCCCCGCCACGGCCGGGAGGCCGGGGGGGGGGCTGGCCGGGTACGGGTCGCGACCGGCCGGCGCTCGCCGACCGGAGCGCAATCGCGCCAGGATGACTCAGGAACGACGAAAGACCGTCGACCGCAGGCTGAATACAGCCGGCGCCCTGCAGCGCTCCTGCGCCATCCTGGCGCGTCGCCGAGCCGGTGCTCGTCGCCATCGCAGCGATCGGCGCCGGGCTCGAGGCCGCGGGCAGCCTGGCGAAGGAGGGGCGCCAGCCACGCCGCGGTGCGATGTTCAGCAGGCCGAAGCGTGGCCCTTGTAAGTCTCTGATCTTACTGCGTTGGTGCATCGCACCATCGCATAATGTTGATTATCGAAAATGCGAAACCCTTATTCGACGGGCTTTTCTGCGTGTTTCGCGTCCTCCGGATCGTGGTCTACAACCTCGGAGTGTTGCTGCGACGCATCATTTTCGGGCGTCACGTCGACGATCGGAGGCCCGAGCTCGTCGCCCGCCGCCCGCCGCCGGCGCTCCTCGTTGACCGCCGCCAGGATGGCCGCGAACCCGGCCAGCAGCTGGCCGTCGCCCTCGATCACCTGCCGCGCCACCGCCTTGCCGTCGAGCCGGTCGCCGATCTCGCGCGCAGCGGCCATGTCGCCGGCCATCGCCGCCTCGACCACGACGTCGGCCAGCCGCTCAAGCCGCTTCGGGCTGCCTTCGCCCTTCATCCGCCGGTTGACCGCCCGCATCAGCGCGTGGCGCCACGGCGTCTCCGGCTTCATGCCGTAGCCGGGCATTCTTCGGTCCTAATTGGCTGCAGCGGTTGATGGTTCTGGCGATACACTATAACGCAACATTGTTGCGCAGTTCGCCAGCTTGACGAAACTCTATTGCTCATCGCCGCAGCCTGTCAAGCCCCAGATCATCTGCCGCCGCCTCCAGCGCCACCTTCAGCGCGCCCATGCCATGCTCGCGCGGCCACTGCATCTTCGCTGACCAGCTAACAACGCTCTCCCGATCGCACACCACCGCCACGATCACCGCCGCTCCGATCTGCCCGCCGCACCTCGCCAGCACCCGCCGCAGTTCCATGCGCGCATGCGCCTGGCGCTCGCTGGCCGCCATCCCGACGTTCCCGAGCGCCGTAGCTTGCGTGGTGGCGTTCCAGTTCGCCGTCACCCGCGGCTCGAGCCCCGCCGCATGCCACAGCGCGGCGATCTTCTCCGCCGCCTGCCACTGCCGCTGCGAGATCCATCCCTTCCTGACGTAGCGGTCCACCGGCCGCTGCGTCACGACCCGCTGGCCGTAGGTGCGCTGCGTCCGCGCCCTGCCGCCGTCGATCGAGAACAGCAGCCGCTCGCCCATCTCGATGTCATCGTGCTGGGCTCGCTCGGCCGGCGCCCGCGCCATGTCGCCGAGCTCGATGACCTCGGCCTTCCGCTTCCGCTCGACCACGACACCCTCCATCCGATCCCGTCGCCGTTTCATCCCGCACCCGCCAGGTCAGGCGGCAGCTCGTCGCCCCGCTCCCAGTCGATGTCCGGCGCCGGCGATCGCATCGCCACCACCTCGGCCCCGGGGAAGTGCTGCTTGACCGCGGAGATGGCCGACCTGCCGGACAGCGCCACGCGCACGAGCTCCTCGACGGTCCACACCTCGAGGTCGCGGCGGTCGCGAGCGACCACGCCGGCCTCTGCCGAGGTCCGGCAGACCGCGACGGCCCTGCCCTCGTGCAGGACTTCCCAGACGTCCGGCCGGAGCGGCTCGTGGCCTGCGGCCCGGGCCGCCTGCTCGAGCACCCCGACCGCCCGCCTGACCGCCGCCCCTTGGGTCCGGATCGCCGCCAGGTCATACGCCTCGCAGGCCCGGCACCACGCCAGCCACTGCCTGTCCCACCTCGCCCGCAGGTCATCCTCGACCAGCAGCCGGAGCCGGCCGACGCCCCAGGTCCGCTCAGACGCCGCCACCGCATCGTCTACGCCGTCGAGGATGGCCTTGGCGGTGAGGTAGTCGGAGGTCTTCATGTCTTTCACGCCGCCGACTTAGGCGTCGGAAACGACGGAACCCTAAAGGGTTTTCCGTCGTTTCCGTCGCCGTCGGATATGTCGGAAGTGACGGTTTCCGTCGTTTCCGTCGTTTCCGTCATCTCCACACCCACTCCTCGGTCATGCAAATCAACCCGGCGGCGGCCATTGCGATGGTGCTGTCGCTCCATGCGCCTCGCCCGGTCTTGCCGCGTTCGATCACGTTGTCCTGGTAGCATTGCTCCTGCCACACGGCCTTCCGGACGCATCGTTGCGGCGGCATACCGGCTTTCGGCGAGACCATCTGCGCGACCCCTTCTGTAGCCAGCAGGTTGTTGAGCACGCGAAACAGACCAGGCTGGTACTTACCCTTGGCCCTCGGCGTGTTCTTGCTTTTCGCCAGCTCTGCCATCTCCTCCGCCCCCGCCTCCACCGCCACGCAGCTGGTCAGCGGCTTGCCCCGGCGGTTGGTGCCGAGGTCGATGACCTCGAGGCGGAACCCCATGTCGTCGCCGATCTCGAGTTCGCGCTGCTTGGTGACCTTGACCAGCGAGACCTCGGAGCCCTCGCCGCGGCTGATCTCGACCTCGGTGTCGGTGGCGGCGCGCAGGAGCGAGTGTCCGCGTGCGCCGCGCGCCTGGTCCTTGCCGCTGTGGTGGACGAAGGACAGGTGCGCGCCGCAGGCCTGTCGGACCATGTCGGACGCCCGGACGAGCGCGCCCATGTCCTCGGGCGAGTTCTCGTTGCCGCCGGCCAGCGCGCGGCTGAGTGTGTCGATGACCACCAGCTTGACCGGCCTGCCGAGCTGCTCGGCGGCGACCTTGATGGCCTCGATCAGCGCCGGGACGTCCGCCTCGACGTCCAGCATGTTGATGGCGCTCGGCACGATCGCCAGCGGCAGGTCGCGGCGGTCGGCCGGCTTGACCCAGTGGTGCTTCATCCAGGCGCTGACGCGGTTGCGGATGCCCGCGACGCCCTCGAGCGCGCAGTAGACCACGCCGCCCTGGTCGACCTCCCGGCCGCGGTACGGGCGGCCGAGCGCGACGTGCATGGCGAGGTCGAGGACGCAGAACGTCTTTCCGACGTTGCTGTCTCCGTACCAGACCGACATGCCGCCCTCGACCAGCAGCCCCTCGACGAAGTCGAGCGCGGGCTCCGCGGCGGTGACCTCGTTGGCGTAGAGGAGTGGCAGGCTGGCGCGCCTTGCTCCTCCCTCCTGCCCTCCCCCGCTCCTCCCGTTCTCCTCCCCTGCCCCGTGCTGGGGCGAGGATGGCGCAGGGCGAGCGCTGGCCTGCTGGCGGGCCTCGTGGCTGGCGACCGCCTCTTCCTCGTTCCTGAGCCCCTTGATCCGGCCCTGGTGGAAGCGGCGGAGCGTGTACTCGACCTTCTGCCTGCACTCCTCCGGCCCGCGGCCCGGCCGTGAGCGCCAGTCGACCTTCCGGTCGTACTGCGGCCACACGGCCTCATAGAGCTCGTCGGCGGTCGGCGCGGCGCCTGTCGTGCCGATGAACTCGCGCAGGCAGGCGGCGATGGTGGCGACCATGTAGGCCTCGCGGCCGTCGTCGAGCTGGGCCTCGAGGACGCCCAGCGAGCCGGTGCTGGCGGGCGGTGCCGGCGCGGCCGCGGCGGCCGGGACCGCCGGAGCCGCAGGCCGGGGCGCGGCCGCGCCAAATGGCACCGCCCTGGCGATCATGTCGGCGGTGTAGGTCGGGCCGCCCTCGGTCAGCGTGACCAGCTGCGCCACCCGGCCGGGCTTGGTCGGCCAGGCGATGCTGCCGGCCAGCCGCATGATGCGACCGGGGTTCACCACCTTGGCGTCGCCGCCGTACAGGCCGGCGATCGCCTCGAGCTGCCCGCGCAGCGCCGCCATGTCGTCGATCGGCTCCTCGAGCCGCCACCACCAGTGCTGCCTCACATGCGGCACCGTGCCGGTGGTGACCTTCAGGGTCGGCGGCATGCGCCGGGCAAGCCGCTCCGCGCGCTCGACCGAGCCGGGCTCGTCGAGGTCGAGCCACACCGCCCAGGCGGCGACGGCGTCGCTGTCGGAGGTGCGGGCGAACGGCGCGGTGTCAGGGTGCTTGAGGGTGGCGCCGAGGTAGAGGTTGCGCCCCTCGAGGTTCCAGCCGGCGGCCTGCTCGGCGAGCTCGTCGACATGGTCAAGGGCGAACAGCCGGGCGCCGCTGCCCTTGCCGGGCGCGATCCATGCGAGCTCGACGAGGCCGGAGGTGGCGGCGCCGAACAGCCCGATGACGTGACGGCGCATGGCGTCGGTGTCCGGCTGCATGTCGATCTTGCGTGCTGGTTCCATCAATCACCTAGCCTCGTCGTGCCTAGACGTGCCGTGCCTAGCCTCGCCTGCCTTGCCGCGCCGTGCCGTGCCGTGACTAGCCCCGCCGTGCCTGCCTTGCCGTGCCCGGCCCGGCCTCGCCAAGCCTTGCCACGCCGCGCCTCGCCTGCCTCGCCGCGCCAGGCCTCGCCGCGCCAAGCCTCGCCACGCCGTGCCTTGCCTGCCCCGCCCCGCCGCGCCATGCCGAGCCGTGCCCTGCCTGCCATGCCCCACCACACCAAGCCCAACCACGCCTTGCCTTACCCGGCGCGCTTCTTGCGCTCGTTGCGCGCAAGAAACCTGTCGATGCTCGCGCGCAGTTCGTCGCTGGCGTCGAGCGCGTCGGCGTAGCGCAGCAGCCGTGCCTGGACGCTTCGCAGGTCGGTCAGCAGATGCGCGATGACCGCCTGCGTCGCTTCCGGCGACGACTGCACCACCGAGACCGCGACGTATTCGCGCGATCCCCGATCGACGTTGAGGTATGCGCGGACAGGCGGCTCATTGGGCTTGTGCGGCTCCAGATGAACGACCACGCGGCGGATCAGCCCGCGCGCCTGAAGCAGCCGATACTTCTCTGCAGCGTCGGCGTCGTCCCAATCGAACATCGAGTGCAGCGCCGAATTGGCGCTGCGTGCCCGATCCACGACTGCTTCTGGCGTGAGCTTGTCGCCAAGCTCGCTCGCCATCTCCTCCAGTTCACGCTCCCAGCGGGTCATCACGACACCACCTCGAAGGTGCCCCAGCCGAGCCCGTAGCTCTCGCGGCTGAACGGGCGACCCTCGCCGACGCCGATCTGCATCCCGGCGCGAGCCAGGAGATTGGACACATCTCCGACCCGGAACTGATCGCCGTCCCAGCGCACCCGCAGCGTGGCGCTCCAGCGCCGGAACATCGGCCTGGAACGCAGGTCGGTCACGCCCGTCTGGTTTCGCGTCGCGGCGACGTGCTGCTCGTAGTCGCCGATGATCCGCACCAGCGGCTGTCCGCTGACGAGGTCGAGTCCGTCCGCCTCGACGAAGACGGACATCTTCGCCATCGTCATCTTGAAGCCGACCAGGCGGCAGGCATCGATCATCGCCGCGCGCCATGCCGACGCCGGGAAGCCGATGGTGCCATCCTCCAGGCGGTGCAGCGCCGCCTCGCAGTCAGCCGCGAAGTCGCGCGCCTCGCGCTCTTTCTTCGACTTCGCCGTGGACCCGGCCTCGTGCCTCTCGCGCATCTTCTGGCGCGCCTTCTCGGAGAAGGCGGCCATGACCAGCGGCGCAGTGCCGACGATCTCGAACTGCGCGCGCTCGAACTTCGGCGCGGCGATGGTGACCAGCTCTTGCTTCGTGAATGCGTTCATCTTTTCTCTCCCTCGATTGAGTGCTGCGGATGCCGCCGCAGCTCGCTCACCACTCACGCACCCAGCCGCCGGGGAGGAGAAGCGGGGGCGCTCGGCAGGTGACGCCGAGGTCGTCGATCGGCGTCAGAACTCGGTGTCGCCGCTCGCGGACACCGGAGCGGCAGCCGCCGGCGGCGGCACCGTCCTCGAGCCCGTGGCGGGCGGCGCGACCGGCGAGGCGACGGGCCTAGGAGTCGGCGCGTCGCTGATCGGCAGCTCGGCGGGACGCGCGACCCACGAGACGATCTGCAGGACCGGCTTGTAGTTGGTCGACTTGCCGGCGCCGGTCGAGATCGTCACCGCCTCGGTCGTCGGGCAGGCCACCACCGGCAGCTTGCCCTCGGCGGCCTCGGGCGCTGCGCTGTAGGCGTCGTGCAGCTGGTCGATCGCCTGCATGACGATCGCGGCCTGCGTCATGAGCTCGCGCATGTCGCCGCCGAGGCTCTTCGCGAGCTTGACGTGCAGCTTGACCGCGCGGCGGTGATCTTCGGACGGCTTCGCCGGCATCGGCGCCGGGACGCGCGCGAACGAAACATCCGGCGGCTGGCCGGCGGCGAACTTGGCCCAGCCGATCTCGATCTGCGCGAGGTCGAAGACCGCGGCGAAGCCGTTGGTGACGTCCGTGACCTGGTCCTTGCCGTCGACGCGGAACCAGCGACCGGCGCGCGCGTCGAACTTGACGATGGGCGTGCGGTTGCCGCCCGTTGGGATGCCGAGAGCCATTTGCGTGTGTCCTTTTCCGGTGTCTGGCCGGGAACCGCCGGCCGCGGTTCTCTCAGAAGCCGAAGGTGCGCAGGCCGTTGGCGCGGGCCTGCGGTTCGCTCCAGTAGAAGCTGTCGTAGTTCGGGCAGAGGAGCCCGGCGAGCTCGTGCGGATCGCGCGAGAGCGCGAGGAAGCGCTCGAGGCGGCGAGCGATGTTCGCCAGCGCCGCGAGGTGGTCGCGCGCGTTCTCGAGCTCGTACACGGCGCTCTTCTTCGGCGTGGCGTAGCAGAAGCGCATGCCGTAGTTGCCGAAGGCCGCGGCGTACACCGCGCCCTGGCGCGCGTGGCTGGCCTTGATCGCGCTCGGCAGCGTCGAGCTCGTCTTGAGGTCGACGATCACGCCGTGCCCGTGGAACACGAAGTCGGTGAAGCCGATGCACGGAACCGCCACGCCCTCGAGCGTGACCTCTACCCGGTGCTGGCGGCCATCCTCGGGGACGTCCGGCTTGCCGTAGGCCGCGAGTTGCTTGAGCGCCTGCTCGAGCATGCCGGCGATCTTCAGCTTGGCGTCGGCGTCATGGCAGAGCGCGTCGTACTTGGTGAGCGCGACCGGCAGCGCGTCGTGAAGCTTGTCGGGGTTGAGCAGCGCGTACTCGACGCCCGCCTCGACGGCGGTGCCGACATGCGCGGCCGGGCCGACCGGCGAGCGCATCTTGAGCAGGCGCTCCATCACCCACATCGCGGGCTCGGACGCCCAGAGGTTCAGCGACGAGGCGCTGACATGCTCGATGCCGTGCTGCGCGAAGCCGCTCATCGGTACACCGGCGCCTCGGCAGCGCGACGCTCCAGCGTCTCCTGCTCGTGGTCCTCCTCGGCGACCTGTCCGGCCAGCGCGACGTATCCGAGCGCGTCGACCCAGTCGTCGCGGTTGAACTCGCCGTGCCGGGTGCGCGCGATCTTCAGCAGCGCCATCATGACGAGCACGTCGCAGTCGATGATGCGTACCGACGACCCCTCGCAGGTCAGGTAGGCGTTCCACAATGCGGCGACCATCTCGTGAAGCGCGCGCACGTCGCCGTGCTGGCGGGCGCGGTCTCCACCGACCAGCCCCGCCGCGGCGTCGAGGTGTTCCTGTGCCTTCATGTCTCTCCCCTGTCTCGGTTCAGTCTTCGTCGATTTCGATGAGCGTGATCTCCGCGCGCGCACGCTCGCGGTCGATGTGGTGGTGGAGGTGCATCTCCCTGACGGCGCGGTCGTTCGCGTAGACGCGGCCCTGCAGCGCATCGAGGATCAGAGACGGATCGAGGTCCGGCCGCTCGCTCGCGTAGTAGATGTGCGCGGTCATCGCGATCGGGGCGCGCAGCTGCTTGTCCTCGGGCAGCGGCGCCACCTGGCGCGCGACCTCGGCGACGTAGCGGCGGGCCTTGAGCGACTTGATGACCCGCAGGCGCCCGCCGATCTTCACGATCTGCCGGCTGTTGGCCTTGCTCGCGGGCTCGCCCTCGATGACGCCGTGCCAGCGGCGCAGCTGCGGCGCGGTCATGGCGTGCCTCCACGCGCGGCCTGCAGCACGCGCTGGACGCTGGACTGCGCGACACCCAGCGCGGTGGCGATCCGCCCCTGCGACATGCCGGCAGCCGCCATGCGGATGACCGCGTCGCGATCGAGCGGCTTGTATTTCTTCTGCTGGAAGTCGTGCATCTCGACCCGCTGGTCGGCGCACATCCCGGCCGCGCTGCCCAGCAGCGATGCCTGCAGCGGAGGCTGCCGGCGCCAGATCGGCGCAGGACGGATCATGTGCGCCGGGATGTCCTCGAAGCGGCGCGCGCCGATGCGCTTGGCGAAGCGCTGCTCCGCGTTTCGCAGCTCCACCTCGCGGTCGTAGCCTTCGAGGTCGTTGCGGCAAACCTTCTGCTGATGACCTGTCGGGCTGCCATCGTGGTGATAGGCCCCGTCCTCGTAGCTCAGCCGGCGCTTGCGCCGCGCCTGCTGCAGCGCGCCGGCCAGGCGGCGCGGATCGAAGACCTCGCGCAGCTGCGCGAGCGTGGCGCGGCGGCCGGGCTGCTCGGCAACCCAGGTGCAGACCTCGTGCGTGAGGCTCATCGGCGCCTCGCGCTGAAGAAATCGGAGGCCTCGAGGCGGCAGCCCCTCCGCTTGGCTGCGGCGAGCAGTGCCGCAATGTGGCGCGCCGGGATGCTCTTCCGGCGACGCCATGCGCGCACCGCAACCGGCGTGACGCCAGTCACAGCAGCGACCTCGCGGGTCGACCCGAAGAGCCGGGTCACAAGCTGTAGTGTATCGAACATGGTTAACGACGATACATAGTGTACGCCATTAGGTCAATACCTTTTGTATCGCCCTTGATGCTAGTGTCTCGCCATGAATGCTGCTGAGAAGATCCGCGCCGCCTTGCGCGAGCAGAACCTTGATGCGTCAGACCTCGCGCGACGCATGGGGTTGAACCCCGTGTCGGTGCGTCAGCACCTCAACCGCGGCTCGATCCCAGCGAAGCACCTGCAGGCATACGCTCGCGCGCTCGGCATTCCGGTAGCGCAGCTGATTGGCGACGATCCGATGCCGCCGATGGATACGCTTCCTGTCGTTGCGGAGGTGGCGCCGATCACAATCGCGGGGATCGACTACCTCGCCCTGCCCGTCTACGACATCAGCGCGGCTGCAGGCGCCGGCATGCTGGTCGTCGAAAACGCCGATGGCGACGCGGTTTCCTACAGCGTGTTTCGGCAGTCTTGGCTGCGCGGCGTAACGTCTGCGCCGCCTGATCGACTGGCTGTCCTGCGGATCTCCGGCGACAGCATGTGGCCGACCTTGCACCACGGCGACAGCGTGCTTGTCGACCTGACGGTCACCGCGGTCGGCCGGGATGGCATCTACGTCATCCG